GGGGCCGAGACTTCGAGCGCATCGAGACATCCCAGTTCGAGACCAAGGGCGCGTACGGTGGCCATCCTTGGGCGCCAATCTCGGACTCTTGGGCCAAGCAGAAGGCAGCCGCAGGCGGTGATCCGCGCGTGCTACACTTCACCCTGGCACTACGCAACTCGCTGACGCGGCGGAACGCCCGTGGCGCGGTCAGGACGGTACGGCCAGACTCGCTGACGATGGGCACCCGAATCCCCTACTCTCACTTCCATGTTACTGGCACGCGCTATATGGACGCGCGGCAGCCCATCGTCATACCTGGCCATGATCGACGGCGCTGGAACAAGGCGCTGACCTACTACATCATGCACGGTAGGATGCCCTGATGGCGCCATTCTCCGGTAAGCTACTGGAGCAGGCGCTCATCGAACTCCTGCGCGACAAGATGCCTTTGTATCTGGAAGAGTACCTGCCAGGTGTGCAGCATCCGCGATCGTACATGCGCCGCAATCGCGTTGACCGCTGGGCCGAAGACCAACTGCCGTCGATCGTAGTCGCCTCTGTTGGGCTGACCGGGGATCGTCCGCAGAAGACAAGAGGAGGTGACGACGGCCGGGAGATGTTCATCACGCACTGGGGCTTTGGTATCGGCGCGATCGTGATGTCGTCAGATCAGGAGTCTACCCGCGACATCGCGGAGGACTACGCTGCCATCGCGCGCACGCTGATCCTGCACAACAAGAGCCTTACCGGCATCGCAGAGGATACCACCTGGGTGGACGAGTCGTTTGACGAGATGTTCATCCAGGAGATGGAGCGAACTCTGCTCGCCTCAGTCGTGTTGTTCAGCACCCAAATCAATGTTCCGACCGAACCGAAGCCACGCGAGATCATTCGCACGGCTGACTCCGTCACTGTGGACGTTCGTCCCAAGGAGGACTAGTGACCGACAAGGACAAGCCGTCCAACAGGGACGGTGACCTGGTCGATGTCTGGTACAACGCTTCGGCGTTGCCGATCGATCTGTTCGACGGGCGTATGGTCGCGCCCGGCACGGTGCTGAGGGAGTCGATCCCGATGAACCAGCACAACAAGTTCCATGCGGACACGGGCTCGCTCAAGCAGCTGACCCGTGCCGAGCTAGCGGCGCTCGACGCCAAGGAGAAGGAGGAGGTGACCAATGGCTAGGCCCGGTGTCGAAGTCACGGTGCGTGACGCAGCGCCTCCGCGTTCGGCGCCAGTCGGCATCGATGCCTGGTTCGTCACGGGCATCTCGGAGAAGGGCGACGCTACCGCTCCCGTGCTGGTGCGCGGGTTCAGCGAGTTCCAGGACATGTTCGGCTCTCGACTGGCCAACTCGCTCCTGTACGACTCGCTGGACACATTCTTCCGCGAGGGCGGTACGCGCGCGTACGTCAGCCGCGTGGTCGGGCCGTCGCCCGTCAAGGCCGGTGTCACGCTGGTTGATGGATCGGCCGGCAACGTGCTGCGTGTCGATGCCAAGGACTACGGCTCCTATGGCAACTCGCTCAACGTGACGGTCGTGGCGGCGGGATCGGACTACACGATCACCATCACGCACGATACGCTCGGCACGCTGGAGACCAGCCCGCTGCTCGCTGACAAGCAGGCGGCGATCGACTGGTCGGCATCGTCCAGCTACGTGCGCATCTCGTCTGCTGGCGTGTCCGTGCTCGATCCTGCTGCTGTCGCCGCTGCGTCCTTCACGGGTGGCACTGACGACTCGGGAAACGCGGTCGAGGCCAACTGGACGGCGGCGCTCGCTCGCTTCACGTCCGATCTCGGCCCTGGCCAGGTCTCTGCGCCTGGCCGGACGACTTCTGCTGCACAGCTGGCGCTCCTCGCGCACGCTGCGTCGCAGAATCGCGTGGCGCTGATCGATCCGGTCAGCGGCGGCGACAAGGCGACACTGATCGCTGCTGCTGCCGCGCTCCGGTCGGACTCCAACGCTCGCTACGGCGCGATGTTCGGGCCGTGGGCGCAGGTGCCAGGGATCGTGGCCGGAACGCTGCGGAGCGTGCCCTACAGCGCCGTGCAGGCGGGGCTCATGGCGCGGCAGGTGCGCGCGAATGAGCCGGCCGCGGGCTTCAACGGACGCGCGCAGTACGCGGTCGGCCTGGTCACGTCCTTCGTGGACACCGATCGGGAAGACCTGAACGAAGCTGGCGTCAACATCGCTCGCGTGCTCAATGGCGGAGTGACGACGTACGGCTACCGCACGTTGGTCTCTCCGACCGGCCTGCCGGGCTGGCTCTCGCTCGGCGCGACTCGGCTGGTCATGGAGGCCAAGGGCAAGTTCGAGGCCATCGGCGAGCAGTTCGCGTTCGCCCAGATCGACGGCGAGGGCCGAGTGTTCGCCAAGCTCGGCGGCCAGCTGACCGGTGTCTGCATCAACTACTACGAGGAGCAGCAGCTGTACGGTGCCACTCCTCAGGATGCGTTCGCGGTCGATACCGGCGAGGCCGTCAACACTCCGACGACGATCGCTGCCGGTGACATCCGTGCCGTGGTGTACCTGAAGGTCTCGCCCTTCGCGGAGCTGGTTCGCATCGACATCGTCAAGAAGCAGATCACGGAGGCTCTGGTCTGATGTCCACGCAGAACCAGTACGACGTAACGGTGTCGGTGGACGACCCGAATGGCACTCTCGGCCAGCTGGGTACGTTCGACACCATGACCGGCGGCGAGGTCGATTCCGAAGACCTCAAGTACCGCCCAGGCGGGATGGCCGCAACGGTCTCGCTCGGCGGCACCAAGACCGTCGGCAATGTCGTGGTCGGCCGGCTCTACCGTCTGAACCGCGACCACCCGATCATCCACCGCATGACGCAGCTGGTCGGTCGGGCGAACGTGACCGTGTCCAAGCAGCCACTCGACGCCGACGGCAACGCGTACGGCCAGCCTCTGGTCTACACGGGCAAGCTGAAGACCGTCACGCCGCCCGAAGTGGACTCCAACGCCGACGACGCAGCCGTCTGGACGATGGAGATCAGCAGCGCCGGCACGGTCGGCTAGTCAACCACAACAAGGAGACGGATATCATGGCATCCGAAACCGATCAGGGCCAGCACGATCCGCTGGCCGAGGACGTCCCTACGTTCGCACCCGTCGCGCCCGCCAATGCCCTAGAGGCGCTGCGGGCGCGGCGGGCTGAGATCGGCGCCGACCTAGAGAGAGACTTCCCCGTCCCCGGATATGGCGGCATGCTGATCGCGCGCTACCGTCGTCTGGAGTGGGCCGAGGCACGCAAGGCGATCATGTCCAAGGTGAAGCCGAATCAGCCCGTCACGGGCGAGGCTGAGCTGGAGGGCCAGATCGCGTTTCTCGCCAAGGCGTGCATCGGCGTGTACCTGGGTGGCGGCGACCTCGTACAGCTGTCTCCCAATTACGGCCCAGAAGTTCTGGAGGCGCTGGACATTCAGCTGCCGCGCAAGCTCGCGGCTGACGTGATCACGGCGGTCTTCAACAACACCATGGCGATCCCTGCGCACCAGGCCGTCGTCATGAGATGGATGCAGGGCTCCGAAGGCGAGCTGGCTGAGGAGTTCTCGGGGGAATAGCAAGCTCCAACCTCGTGAGGTGGATGGCGGCGGCAGTCTCGGTCGGCTGCGAAGCGGCTGCCGTCGCCCTCCTCCATAGTGAGGATGATGTGGAGCGATCAGTCTGGGTCGAGGTCATCAAGGCCGCGGCCCGGGAGCGGGATCACGAGATGAGGCAGCAGGCGATCTTGAATGCCAACTTCGTACTCAAGGGCCTATTCGGCAAGAAGTGAGGAGGCGAGTCGTGTCCACGAATGAAGACATCAGCATCAGGATTCGACTCCTCCGCGTCCAGCAATTCGTTCGCGACGCTCGCCTAGAGGCCCAGGCCGTTGACAACATCGGCAAGAAGGCCAAGGGCGCCGACCGGAGCTTCAGGGGGCTCGCTGGCTCTACCAATAAGCTGACGCACGGCTTCGGCCTGCTGCACCGTATGTCCTACCTGCTGTCGGTCGGACTGACCGGCGTCGTGGGCAT